ACACAGGATGCTCCTATAGACATTGCCACGCTTACATTAGATACTCCAATATGGATTAGTCCTCCAGCTAAGGTTAAACATCTTGGTGTTATTACTAGTATTGTTACTGGACTTTATCAAAATAGTAATACTGACTACGGTGGGTACATTGACGGGCTTGGTGCCGATTTAGGTGGAGATACTGTTACTGTGAATAGCGGTCTTACTAAAGATACCGCAACTATTAGTAATTATCATATACAGGTATACAATAGTCAAGCATTATTAATGGGTAAAAACGAAAATGCTGTTCCAAGAGAACCCACGTTAGACATACCATTAAGGCAAGGTGCTGTCTTAATATGGGACGAATTGTTTAGTCAGCATCCTGGTTTATATAAAGCAGGGTCAAGTAGAATATTTTTAAATCAGCCTGACGGTTCAACAGTCATTGGCACTATTGCTATAAGCGCAATTGATCCTGCAATACTACAAATAAATTGGGATCCGGACACATATCCTAAGGATGATTTGTTAACAGAAAATATTTTTAATAATTATCAAAGTGTTAGAACCGGTAGCCCAGGGACGTTTGATGCTATTATTGACCCAACAACTAAGGGGCCAAGAGGATCTGGATTAGTTGATCCAACAACTGGCGCATTAGAGCTTGGTGCCGGCACTAGATACATGCTGGTTGAAGACATTGGAGAAACTATTAATGTTGATGGTCCGGACGCATGGAAAAACAATGATGGTACAGATTTTATAGCATCCGCTAATGATATTATAGAGTGGGACGGTGCCGCTTGGCATGTTATATTTAATGCTCAAGAAACAGGCCAACATCTTCTTCAAACAAATATATATACTGGCATACAGTACGTGTGGAATAACGTGCTGTGGGCAAAGTCATTTGAAGGTGATTACAGGGTTGGCCAATGGAGAATAGAACTTTAAAAGATCGTATTGTTTGTAGCGGAGCATTGTTCTACGCTAAATCAACACGACGAGTTCTGTTATTACAAAAAGCTCAAGGTAAACATGCCGGCACATGGGGGTTAGTTGGCGGTACTAATCTAATAGACGAAAACCCATGGCAAGGCCTTCAGCGTGAAATCAAAGAAGAAATTGGCACTCCGCCTAAAATTCTAAAAACAATTCCTTTAGAAACATTTGTATCAAACGATAAAGTGTTTAATTTTCACACGTACTTGTGTGTAATAGAAAATGAATTCATTCCTATATTAAGTGACGAACATATTGCGTGGAGTTGGTCAACTATCGATCATCCACCAAAGCCACTACATCAAGGTCTGCGTAATAGTTTCAACAGTAAGACAATTCGTAATAAATTACAAACTGTCTTTGACCTAGTTGATATAATTACTCCTTAAGCCTGCGCTTCACCCCAACGTACAACAATGTTAGTAGGAATACTACCTGCGCCTGACGCACGATAAACGTTAATAGCCAACACGTCTGGACCGTTAGGGTAAGTTCCTCTACCACCTAGTGTAGTGTTGGTCAATTCTTTTAACTCACCCAATTCCAATGTTTGCGCACTTCCTGGGGCCGCAATAAACGAGAATACAGTTTCACCTGGTTGTGCGTAAGGCGGTAAACCAAATTGGAACGTAATTGTACTCGCAGGGGCAATCGCAATAATTGACGACTGTGTAAAGTTAACACGATAATAAGCAGTGCCACCAAACGAGCTTAGTAAACCAATACTTGCTATTTTAGTGCCCGACGGAAACTTAGTAGGGTCAACAATTTCAGTTCCTGTTGTTGCGCCGTAAGTTGAGGTTAGCGCGGCCCACGATGCTTGTGTAAAATATAGGAACGAAGTGTTAGTACCAATAACCGCAGGAGTAAATGTCACTGTGGCTGCTGCACTTATTGTACTAGTAGCTGGTCTACTCAATAGAATTGTGTAATAATTAATATTAGTAAATGTTACAGATGCAGATGGTGCTTGCGTTGCTAACAAAACGGCATTAAACGTAACAGTATAGTAGTTAACACCGGCAAACGTTCTCAATGCGCTAATAGTTTGTATTTGTGTGCCAGCGGTAAATTTACCAGCATCGTTGACAGTATTAGTAACAACTGCTGACCCAATTGGCAATGCTAGCCACGATGCTTGTGTAAAGTTTAATGACTGGACACCAGCCGCTGCCGCGCCAGTTAATGAGAATGTCACAGTTGCTAATGCGTTGTTATTCACAACAGAACCAGCAGTCCCGGCGTTAAAGTTAAATGCGGTGGCTACTACAAATCTTACAAAACTTGTTGAACATTCAGTAACATTCCACGTACCATTAGCTTGTGCTACAGCTGACGATACAGTAATACTATCTCCAATAATGTACGGAGCATAAGTCTGTCCAACGTTAAAATATATTGTAACTGTAGTACTATTAAATGCCTGGAGATAATAAGTTTGTAAATTACTTGTAACTGGGTTATGTGTTCTATTTGAGCCTAGGCTAGTTGTAATTGTGTAATAGCTTTGACCTGCTGCCACTGCTGGCCCGGCAACGCCAGCTACCGTAGTACCTACAGGATAATCATTACTAAAAATACTAGTACCAACTCCAGCATTCAACGCAACCCACGAAACTTGAGTAAAATATAATGTAGTTGATGCATTTCCAGTTTTAAAGAAAGGGCTTGGCGGAATAGTAGCAGTGCCAGTGATTAACCCTAACGTAGTAGCAACCGGTGTTGGGTTTGCTGTGACCAACGAAACTGTGGTGCCTGCCGGATACTTTGTCTCAGAGGCCGCAACACTGAAACCAGCTGATGCTCCTAAAGTATCCCAACTTGCTTTAGTTACGTAAAGTGTGCTTGATCCGATTGCTTGAGCAAACAATGCGTTACTAGGAACTGTTGCTGTGCCTGTTAGGGCCGCAGTAGTAGTAGCTGTTGAAGTTGTTACAGTTGCGCCGCCGGCCCATGATACAGATCCACCTGGAGCTACTTGAGCAAAAGATGGCTGACCGCCTGCGGAACTACCTGCTAGCCCAGACCAAGAAATTGCGGTCGGATCAATTGGATAGTTTTGTGGATTCAATACTCCTTCAATAACCAAACCGCCTGTACCAGTGTCTGATGTTACAGCAATTGATTTTAACAATAATTGCGCACGATTAATAAGTTCCCGTTCACCTAAATCACCAATAATTGCGTTAGATACACTTGGTGCTAGGCGAATTAAGAACGCAGTTTGTTTTGTAGTAGACGCTTGGATACCAGTAGACGCATAGTTAAACAAATATCCACGGTCTTCGTCAAAGCGGCCGTCGGTTAGCATAGCAGAGCCCCAGTGACTAATAATTGGACTAATTGTATTACTAATTAAAATTACTCCAGTGTTTACTTCGTGTACGGTTGCTGACCCTGCTCTAAAAGTACGTTGTGCGCCTCCAACAAAGTTTACCATTGGAGAGGACCTTGTGCATCCAGTTAGTGTATTATTGGTCTTCCCGCTAAATGCGATTAGTTCGTTATCAATGTACACTATGCCAGCTTCATCTGGAAATTGTGATGCGTCCATTAACGGAATTGTTGTTTGAGTAGCAGTGATAGATTGACGTAGTTTTCCGGTTGCGCCTTCGTTAATAACTTCATAACGAACTGGCATGTTACCAGTACGCATATATGCTTCTGTATTAGTGTTACTGTTACGAATGCGGTGAGCAAACACATAGTTACCGTCCGAACCTCTTAGCATAAAGTCAATAAATCCAGCACCGTACCATGACCATTGCATACCAATCATCTGCATTTTAGTAATGTCTAGATTATAACCGCTTGGTCCTGTTCCATCTAAACGATCTAAGTTAAATTCACTTTGTTTAATAATTAAATCTTGAATCAAACATATTTTAGCGGCAGTTGCGTTAACTGCTCCACGATAGTCAGGAGTTACTGATAGTGATGTTTGACTTTGTACGTTTGAAACTACATGTGTCATACCTTTAATAACAATCCTATCACCTGCTTTAACTTGATCACGGAACCGAGTGTTAACTCCAGTTAAGGTATTTCCATCTCTCGGGATACTTGCTACGCCCGATAGTTGCAAGGTACTTGATCTACGACCCACTGCTAATTCCTTTCCATCATACTCCCAGTACATACCATTCTGATCATCAAATGTTCCAGCACGGACTGTAGCACCATGCCATCCTAAAATTGACATTTGGGCTGCGGTAGTAATTGTTCCGTAAACGTTTGCCAGTGTAGTTTGTGCTTGTATTTTAAATATACGTTCAGTTAGTACGTCAACAATTGTATATTCGCCGTTATACCCCGCAGTGTCAACTCCAATAATTCTAACTCGACCACCTACCTGACATCCGTGATCTACATCATCAGTATTCACCGTAATAAACGATCCAACAACTGTGCCGTCGGCCGAGATTGATTGTAAGTTATAACTTGGCGCAAATAATGCTCCGGTAGTATACATAATACCCTTACCAGATTGGTAACGAATGTATTTCTTACTCATACGAATTGCCTGTACACCGTGTTGTGGTCCACCAGTTCCTAATTGAACGCCGCCGTCATATGGTCTATGAATAAAATAACTATCCGGGCGAGCGTAAACAACCCCTTGTAAAGTAGTGCCAGTATCAATAGTACCCACTGCTCTAGCAGTATACCGAACAGTAGTTAGCGACGGTACTGATTCTACATAGAATGGCCCTTTAGCCAACGCATGATTAGTGCCAGTACTAGTAATATCAACTACTAGGCTTGCTCCCGGTACTAGTCCATGCGGCGCAGTAAATGATATTTGTAAAATAGCAATGGCAGCAGTACTAATTGATGTGTTGTCAGGAATTGCAGCAGTAGTAACGTCACTCAACGCCACCGCAGAATAAAAATCAATAGATGACCCTGATACCGCAGTACCACTATTTGAAACTTCAATAACATCTCCAGTTAACCCAGCACTAGTAACTGTAATAGTTAAATTGTTAGTAGGACTAGTGCCTCCAAGAGTTGTTCCTGTAACTAAAATGCGGTCGTTAACACTATAAGTACTACCAGCTAAGTTAGGAACAACTATAGTATACAATCCGCCACTACGGGTAATGTCAAACGTTGCTCCTGTGCCAGTTGTTATATTTGTACCTGTTAATGGTGTAAATGTAGTGTCATTTGTGCCAGGAGCACCAGCTGAGTCAAATGTTAAAATATTACCGCCGGCACTGGTCGCCGATGTAACGGTGATCGTCAAATCGTTTACTATATCAACACCGCCTAGCGCACTACCTAAAAAGGTTAATGTATCTCCAAACAAATAATCGTTTCCAGCCGCAACGATTGTTACTGCGTAACTGCCGGCGCTGGTTGCTATGTCAAAGGTTGCGCCGGCCCCAATACCATTTGTAGAATCTTGTGATAATCCAGAATATGAACGCTCGCCGATAACACTATTGCCAGATAAAATAGTTGCAGCACTGGCACGGCCAACAATAATAACACCGGTACCCACAATAGTGTTAATTGTAACAATGCTACCTGGGCCTGCGGCTGTGCCAGTAACACCAGTTATGGTATCAATAACAAGTCCAGTTTCGGCCAGTACTGAAAAAGTTAAATCGTTTACCGAATCAACGCCGCCTAACAGACTTCCAAGAATTGTGATGGCATCGCCTGGTTGGAAGTTAGTTCCACCATTGTTAACTGTTACTGAATATGTTGCGCCAGTCCGTATTACATTAAACGTTGCGCCGACACCTAATGCGCTATCAGTTGTACTAAGCGGTACAGCAGTGTAAGTAGCAGTTACCGTAGCAACATTAAACGTTACATCATTTACTATGTCTGCGCCACCTAACGCTGATCCGTTAATTGTTATACTATCTCCCGCAACAAATAACGAGCCGGAGTTATTTACTACAACTGAATAGTTAAAACTTTCGTCTATAGCAATATTAAATCTTGCGTCAATTCCTGATCCAGTAGTGGTACTAAACAGCACATTTGTGTATGAATTAATACTAACTACTGATGTTACTTTTAAAATTATATCGTTAGTAACATCTGCTCCACCTAAGGCTGATCCTAGAATTTTAATTTTATTGTTGACCGCATAACCATTGCCACCGTTGACGATTTGTAAATTAGCATAAAGTCCGTCAGTTCTATCAACACTAAAAGTTGCTCCGGTGCCACTGGGCGTAATATTAGTACCTGAAATATTTGTGTAAGTTTGTGTACTTCCTGAACGAGCGGCAGTTACTGGTTGCGTTATACTAATATCCGAGCCTGAAATACTGCTTACAAATACAGCAGTACCGGTTCCGTTATCAATTGCCATGCCTTCTAAGATGCCGGTTGAATCGATTACGTTTATTACAGTATCGCCAATATTAGTTGGAAGTCCCAAGTTAGCTGTAACTGCTATACCGCCAGGACCAACAGTTCCTGATACTTGTGTTCCTGGATTAATTCCAGTTCCAGTAAGAGGCGCTCCTAATGCTGGCAATATTCCAGCAATTGCAATTTGGTCGGTATTTATAGCGGTAATAAATTTTGTAGCAAACGAACTAGCAACGCCGTTACTTGCTACAGAGAACGATGGGGTTCCGATACTTGCTCCGGTATAGAATGCGCCTTTACGTAGTTGACTATACGATGTAGCTAACACTTGTCCGTTAAATGTTCCCACTTTAGCTGTGGCATAATAACTAAATGTAGTTGCAGTAGGAACCGCAACAATAATAAACGTACCTTCTGCGCGGCTGAACCCAGAAATAGTGTTTGCTAATGATCGAATAGTAATTGGCCCACCTGCTGCAAAGCCGTGCGACCCTTGAGTTGTCACCGTTATCAGCGACTGGCCTACTCCGCCAGTGCCGGCAGATGCGTCTGTTACTACACTGAGTACAGCAGTGTCAGATCCAGGAATTTCGTATACCGACGGATACCCACGGGCAATTCCAATAGCCTGCCACTTAGTAGGTTGTAGTCCATACTCAAAGTCAGCGTCAAGCATAGACTGAGGTTGCGCAACACGCAAACGTTCAATAGCATCAGTACCAAAATCGTACGGTCTTGTTATTTGTGCTTCGCCTTCTACAAATATTTGTATATCGTCAGTTGACGAACACGTACTAGTATCGGCAACTAACTGTAATGTTGTAATGCTGTCGGTTATTTGTAAGAATGCTGGGTAATCGAGATCACTGTCGTTGCCGTTACTATTATGTGACGCTTCAAAACTTGCGGTGGCGCCCAGTAACGGGTCACTAAAGTTGTAAATAATTTGATTAGTAGTTGCGTTAGTAATTAACAATAATTTGTCAAGTTGATACTGGCCTTGAAGTTTAATTGTAGTAACACCGTATGCTATAGCAGGAACTGCTGATAATCCTGACTGAATTACTGAAATTACTATTCCAGCAAGAGTTACAATACGGTCAGTTGACCCAGATTCCCCAATAATACCGCCTAAAATTTGTCTTGGATAAGAAACTTGTAAGGCAGTATACGCTGCCTGCGTAAAAATATAATCATTAATTAAATTGCGAATAAATGTGTGAGTGGCAATTTCAGGTGATCTATCACCATCTACTTGCGGAACTTCGCCGTCCCAGTATCGACTGGCAAGTAGTCTAGTTTGTACATTGCCGCCATAACGCAAATCGTTAAGATAACCGTCAAGAATATAAGTTATATCACGTTCACATTTGACTGCGTCGTATGTATATCCAGGAAAATTATACACTGAATATATAGTAGTTGGAATAGTTGATAACCCGCCAGCAATTACATTACTAACTGTCGTTGATACGGTTGCTACTTGGGTAACCGCGCCGGCCTCGGCTGCGCCGCCGGATATGTTTTGTGAACTAAGACTTGGGCTTTGTTGAGATGTGTACAATACTTTTGTAAGTATATAATTCCTAATTATATTCCATAGTTGAGTTTGTATTTGAACTTCAACTGGCACATTGATAACTTGAACTACACCACTTAGATAATACTGACTTGCTACAAAATTAACACGCTCGTTACCACCGTATTGAACATCATAAATTAGTGCGTCAATTAAATAACCAACGTCTCTTTTACATTTCGCAATTTCAGTAGCTGTATAAGTGTACCCACTAAAAATACCAATGCTATTAATAACTTGATAACTGGTCCATGCTGATATTTCGTCAATTATAAATGTTCTATTTAAAGTTAATAAAGAAACTGCATTTGGGTATACATTGTTTGCGGTATCTAAAATAATTTGTTGAGCAATATAAGCATTGGCTTCTTTCTTGATAAAAGTTTTGTTGCTTTCTAATAAAGAATACGCATTGGGATAGGCATTACTTGTGCCCGACACTCCCGGTTGAAACACGTAATTTGCTATTCTTTTCTTTGACATTTATATCTCCAGTCTTATATTTATGAAAGTGCTACTGCTAAAGCCGCGGCGTACGATTTAACGTTAATATTGCCGATGTATATATTAGTACTGGCTGTTAATGTGTTGAATGTTCCGTTACCGGGAGTTGTACCCCCAATATTTACGTTGTTAATTGCGCCAACTGCTCCTGAGGTAATTGCAATTGCGCCTGTTGTTGCTACTGTGATAGTGGCAGCAGAGATTGACACTGTGCCAGTACTGTTAACTGTTAGTCCAGTTAATGTTCCTAGGGTTTGTAAGCTACTGTTAAGTACAGTACTTCCAAGGGTTGTTGTGCTTAATGCTTGTAATCCGTTAAATGATAATCCATTAGTAGTATCAATGCCGTTGGCTATTAATGCGCCGGTTGGCCCTACACTAAAGCCTGTACTGGCAAATCCCGTTTCGGATGATAAAGGTTTATAAGTTACAGTCATATTAAGCGGGCTCTATAGGATTTAATGTTTGGTAATAATTTGCACTAAAAATTAACTTGGCTGGCAACGTTACCGGATTTGCAGTTAAAATTACTTTGGAATTATTTACGGATGCTGTTAGATTTATTAAATTTCCATTACTTGCTGTTCGGCCGTAAACTGTTACAGTAGCAGATTGCGGGCTTGCTACGACTAAGCATTTGATAATTTCTTTAGAATTTGAATTAAGATCTACTGCAATGGTGTAGTCTGCACTCATAAAATCGCCAACATACCAACTATCAATAATTGTGTTAGGGTAGATTGTTACCCAAGGCCCTGCATAGGAAAAGTTGGTTCCGTTTATTAATTTTAGGGTCTTGTTTAACCCTTTTAAGAAAAAATTCGCAATATTCATTGTATGCCCTTTACATATTTAGCCGAGTTATCAGCGCAATGCTATTCTCGGTAGGCAAGGCCTTGAATATTGCCCGCTACTACTACTCTAGTACCGGTTGATTCCTGAGTTGGAACCATGTGATTTAACCAAGCAGGGAATATAATACCGTATCCAGTGCGGGGTTGATAGCAGTAGCACGGTGGGTCTGGGAATACTAGCGGAGCCGATGCCTCGTCGGCTGCTACATAATACACAAAACTGAATAGATCTGGTTGGTGTGAATGGGTAATTGAATGTTGACCTTTAGCGTAACTTACTGCCCAGCAGGCAGTTATTTTAGTTTGTAACGTCATTCGAGCGTTATCTAAATACCACTGTTGTACAATAGATTCTGCTCGGTCAGCAATTGTGCGGAAAGAGGCATGATCTCTATGCATACACCAGTCAGTCATTTGTGCCTGTACTCGTAAAGTACCACCTTGCTTATCGCCTTGATCCTGAGCAATATTTAAAACATCTTGATGGATGATCTTACGACGGTGTGCCGGTAGATTATCTAAGGAAAACTCCCATAGCTTTATTGGCACTGTTAAGTCTACTAAAATTTCATTTACAATAGGAGTAATCATAGTCATTCTTGTAAGGCAGTGCCTTCTATGTTACCAGCAACAACAATTCTTAGGGTTGTTGAGTTATGCGGTAATACTTGATGTGTTAACCAACCGGGGAAAATAACTCCATACCCCTGTCGAGGTTGATAAGAGTATCCAGGATGCCCAGGGAATAATAACGGAGTAGTGTTGTCGTCAACTTGTACATAGTACGAAAACGCAAACAAATCTGGGCTGTGCTCGTGCGGAATTGTTTGTTGACCAATTTCGTAACTAGCATACCAACATGCTGTAAGATTTGTAAGTAAGGTCATTCGAGCATTCATCATAAACCATTCTTGTATTACTGATTCAGCTCGATCAGATATTTTTTTAAAGATTGGATATTCTTTGTGCATACACCACTGACTCATAGTAGTGGTTCGATCAGCACGAGTTTTTTCAGGCTCTCTATGACAATGGCCTTGTTTAACAATATCTACAATTGAATTATGAATATTATTTTGAACATCGGTGCCAAGATGTTCAAGAGAAAACTCCCATATTCGAATTGGAACTTTTAGTTCAATATTAATTTCTGTTACTATTGGTTGCATTAAAGTACTTATGTAGGCACCTTACAGATGTTGCGTATTATGGACGGCAGTCACATCTGTCAAATTTTAAATCACAAAAATTTAAATATAGAATGAAAAATCACACAACAAGTGAATGGTCTACGCATTTTTATGTTGGACAAGTAACTGCTCACGATCAAATAGTAACCAGTTTAACCCCATTTTTAAACGATGCTACTAATTTTGGAAACCCTTGGATATACTCAAATTGTAAGTCCACGTGTCAACAAGACTCCAATGCACTTATACCATGGGATGTGTTTTATCAAGCAATACAGCCAAATATTCAGGAGTATCTTGATAGCTTAGAACCGTTATGTGAATATAAAGTCCATAGTAACGAAGTATGGATGAATCTATACGACCAAGGTGAATACCAAGAAATACATGATCATGCGTTTCCTAACAGATCGTTTTCGTGTGCGTATATGTTAGAGCTACCCCAAGAGGATAACTGCGGCGGACAACTAATTTTTGAAAATCCAAATTTTTCAATAGTACAAGCTACTGGTATAAACAGAATTTTTAATTCATTTAGTCAAGGAAAGTTTATACCAACTATACAAGAAGGCACATTGGTAATTTTTCCAAGTTGGGCATCTCATTATGTTTTACCTAATAAAAGTAAGTCACGCAGGATCACAATCAGTGCCAACTTTAGTGTTGAAGGTGCGTACTAAGAGACTCAAAACTCTTGCTTCCTTATATAAAATATGCTAAATTATAGTGTATTATAATTATAGGACAATTTATGACTCAAAGACATAAAGCATTTTTTATCAACGGTGGTGCTGGCAGAGTGGTCTGTTCAATCCCTGCATTGGAAAAATACGCTGAAGAAAATGGCAATGATTTTATCATTGTATGTGAGGGTGGCACTGATTTTTATAAAGGTCATCCACTATTACATGCTAGGGCATATGACCACTGGCACAAAAACTTGTTTGAAGACAAACTAATTAACATGGATTTGGTAACCCCAGAGCCTTATAGAGTTTGGGAATATTTTAATCAAAAGTGCTCGTTGGCACAGGCATTTGATATTCTTATTAACGATAAAGGTGTTAGAGATTTACCTAAACCTACTATTAGATTGTCAAACGAAGAGCTGTTTGGCGGCTACAACGTTATTAAAGAAGTCAAAGAAAAAACTAAAAAAGATAAGATTGTGGTAGTTCAACCGTTCGGCCGTGGTGTTAGAGCTGAAAATAACTCAATCTTTGATCCGTCCGGCCGTAGCTTTGAAGGCGTTCATACTATTAATATCATTAGAAAACTTCAAAAGAACTTTGGTGTTATTCTAATGAGCGAAGTTGGGATTGATTTCCAACAACACGGGTGTAAAGATCTAGTAGCCCATCCACAAAATGTTAGCTTACGACAGTGGGCCGGTATTATTGCCGGAGCAGATTATTTCTTAGGATGTGATTCAGTGGGGCAACACATGGCATATTCTTTGGATATTCCGGCTACTGTAATTGTAGGATCAACATTTAGCATTAATGTATCGTATCCTAATGTTGAAAAGTTTGATGTATTAGACATGGGCGGTACTGTTCGCAAATATAGCCCTATTAGAATTACCATGGACGAGGTAGCAGATCGAGGCAATGACGGGATTATGGCAATGAATGATAAAATTGAAGATGCCATTATTTCATCTGTAAACAAAGGTGTTGCTAAATTTAAAAGAGC